GGCCCCGCGCCATCGTGCGCGACGAACGACGACTGCGCTGCACGCGCCTCCTGCGCGGTGGTCTTGCCAACGCCAGAGACTGCGTCCACCCAGGTGCCGTCATTGATCTGGACCGGGTTAGCCATGAGCCGTCCTTAGAGGTAAGCGGGGGCCACTTGGGCGGTGAAAGTGAAGCCGGGGTTCGTCGTGCCCGTCTCGCCACCCAGGGCGGCTATCTGGAACGTCGCAGTGGCACCAGCGGGGACCGAGAACCAGTCACGCTGCGTCAGGTACACGGTGCGGTCTTGACCCTGCGTCGTCGCCGTCCCGGCGCCACAGTCGACGACCAGATCCGACCCGACCGGGAATGAGTAGGTCAGGTGTTGGCCCGTCTCCACCCACGTGATCTGGAAGCCCGCGGACAGAGCACCAGAGACTGTGAACACTGGCTCCGTGTTAGCGGTGCCCGTGTTCGTGAACGAGACCGACCCACCCGAGCCGGGTGAGCCGAACGACAGCGGGAAGATGAACGGCGGGACCACGCCAGTGCCAGCCGAGCGCAGACCCGTCACCAGCGTCAAGGTCTGCCCGTACAAGCGCGGGTCCGGGGCGTAGAACTGCAACGCCGCAGCCTCGGACAGGCCGAACTCGAACGCGCCCACAGCGACGGGGATGCTCCGGTTGAGACACTGCACACCTACCGCCAATACCGGGCGACCGGGCAGCTTGAACGTCAACGGCAACGGCGTCTGCTGAGCGAACGTCGCCGCCTGCAACTGAGCCACCGCAGTCTGGAAGTCCGTGCTCGTCGTCGCCGTGACGTCGAACGTCAGGTCGAACACGGCACCCTCGGCGAAGTGAGGTTGCACGTAGCCGCCCGTCTTGTGCGGGCGCGACACGTACGTCGCGCGCACACCCGACAGGTCAAGGAAACCCTTGTATGACGAGATCCCGTATGGGGTTCCAGGGCCCAACATGAGGCCGTTGAACAGCACTTGGTAGTCGGAGGTGACGGCCGCGCCGGCGATGATCACGAGTGCGCCATCCTGAACGCGAGGTCGGCCGCTACCTGACCGGCCGGGGTCTTGGACTCGTAGTAGTTCTCGATGTGCAGGGTTGAACCCTTGCCAGCTGCCTTCGTGGACTTCGCGTCGTGGACGTAACCGGGTGCGCCGAAGGTCACATTCTCCGGTCCCTGCTCACCCACGCGGTAGGTGACGCCGGGCATGACGGGGCCGCCGCTGGCACGCATCCCACCGTTGATGGGGCGCGAGCCCGTTCCAGAGGTTGTGTACGCGCCACCGCTGGCGTAGGCGTTCGCCTGAATCATCGAGTTAGCCAGCGGGGCGTTACCCGAGATGATCGCGTTAGCGATGGCCGACGTGCCGTAGGCGTTTACCTTGATGTTGATCGCTGGTGGGCTGTGGATGCCCAGGAGCGCCTTCTCGAGGGCACCCGCGGCCGTGGCGGCGCGGATCATCGCCGCACCAGCCGCGCCCGCCCACCCAAACCCAGGGACTTGGCCTAGAGCGACCAACAGTCCGCCCCAGCCGGCCTCAATCTTCGAGAAAGCCCCGAGCACCCCCACCGACATGACGATGGCCTGCGCCTTGAAGATCTGGAACTGGATGTAGCCAACCTGAAGGGCAAGGACAAGGCCACGAAGCGCTGCCGCCAGAACCGGGATGGCGACCTTGGCGATGAGAGTCAGCGTCGGGATGAGGTATTGCGTTAGGAAGTTCCCGAAGTCCTTCCATGTGATCGCGCCCGACCCAATGCCCGCCGTGATCGTCTTCCACGCGTTCTCAAGGGCCGGTATGACCTGCTGCGCAGCCCTGTCCAGTGCGGGCATCAGCTCATGCTTGAACCAGTCACTGAAGCCTTGAACGGCAGGGGTGGCGTCCTTGACGACGGTGCTCACCCATGACTCGATGGCAGGCATGCTGGCGTTGAACCAGTCGAGCACCTTCTTCGCCACCGGCAGCAGATAGTTGCCGAGCGTAATCATCAGCGCCGACCATGAGCCCTTGGCGTCGGCCAGCTTGCCGTTCAGGGTCTCCTGCTGTGTGGCAAACCCGGCGATATCCTTGCCGCCAGCCCGCACCTGATCGCGCATCGCCTTGACGTTGCCCGCGAACTGGTCAAGGTGCTTCCCGCCGAGCAGGAGCATGCCCTGCATGCCCTTGACGCCACCGGCCATGCTGGCAATCGCCTGCACCGACGTCTGCATGCCCGGAGGAAGGTTGGCGACCATCTTCTGAAAGTCGGACATCGTGCCGTTCGACTTCTTGAACGTCTCCACCGCGACCAGACCCGAAGGCGTCAGGTGGTTGGCGATCGCGTCGTCGAGCATCCGCACCGCGTCGATCAGACCGTGCCCCGACCCAGAGATCAGGGTTCGGGAGACGTCTGTGGCGTTGAGCCCAAGGCCCTTCATCTCGTCGCGCGCCTTCGCGGTCGGCGCGGCGAGCTGACCGATCGTCTGCCCAAGGTAGGTCGCCGCGACCGAAGCGGGCAGGCCGTCCTGCGTCATCGTCGCGAGCGCGCCGGTCAGTTCCTCGAACGTGACGTTCGCGGCGGCGGCACGAGACCCGATGTGCGGCAAGGCCTCAGCGAGATCCTGGAAGGTCATCATGCCGTGACCCACCGCAGCCGTGAGCACGTTCGCAGCCTCGGTCGAAGTGAGCGCGCTACCCCGGTAGTCGTTCAGCGCGCCCGTGAGCGCCTTCGACACGTCGGTGACGTTCGCGTTCTCAACCTTCGCGGCCTTTGCAGCGTCAGACATGACCTTGAGACCCGCAGCACCGTGGAAGCCGCCCGACTCAACCATGTACATGGCAGACGCGAGATCCTGCGCCGAGTACCCGACCTTGCCCGACATCGCCAGCAGGCCATCGCTGACCATCTTCAGGTTCTTCGGAGACTCACCGGCAGTCGTCGTGAGACGCATGACCGCCGACTCGAAGTTGGCGGCCATCTTGACGGACTCAGCACCCAACACCACCGTGCCAGCCGCGGCCGTTGCGAGCGCCGCAATACCGCCGCCGATGGCCTTGCCGACGATGCCGAACTTGGTGCCCATGTGCTCGGCTTCGTCGCCGACATGACGGAACACCGCCGAAGCCCGGTCAATCGCGAAGATGTCGAAGACCAGGCTGCGCGCCATCAGCTCACTCCCGGTTCTCGTTAAGTCGTTCCGCCGCCTCGCAATAGGCGTAGAACTCGTGAATGGTCAGGCGCTCGTAGTCCCACGGGTGAATCCCGAAGTGCAGCGAGATCAGTACGTGGTACTTGACTCGCAGGACCGCTACGGGGTCGCCGTCTCCGGGTCCGGGTCGGACGGCTGCGTAGGGTCCACGGGCGGCTCCTCGGCGTCATCGTTGAAGTCCTCGAGCGCTTGGTCTGCCACCTCGCGGTAGGTCACCGCAGGTGACTTGCGCTTGATGCTGACCCAGATGAATGCCGTGTTGACCCGCGAGGGAAGGTCAGACTCATGCTCAGCGCACGAGCAGGAGGTGCAGGACGTGTCGTCGGTCTGTTCGCCGGCGTCGTCCTTGTGGGTGTGGGCCTTCACGTCGTGCTCGCACACGCACGTCGAGCCCATGCGCTTGATCTTGTTCAGCGTCAGGCCCGTGACCCGCTCCACGGCGTCGGCCTCACCTGGGGTGAGTCGTGCCATGTCAATCGCCGGGTACGACTCGCCCTTGAAACGAATAGCCATCAGAAGATCCCCTTCTCGATACGGCGGCCGATGATGTCCATCGCCATGAGCACTACCGCCTGCACCATGGGCAGCGCAGCGTTGAGCGGCTTTGTGAACCAGCCCTGATAGATCTCCTGCGTCGGGGTGTTGCGACGCCACTTACCGAAGACGGGGTGACGGATTTGCCCGGTGTCCATGTCCTCGAGGTCGTGGTTGCCCTTCGTCGCAACAATCCGCATGCCAACCGTGTTGGTAGCAGCCACGCGGTTGCGGACGGAGATCTTCGCCCCATCTGCAACCCACGTGTTGAGCCCGCCAGCCTTCGGCAGTTCCGCACGAGCGGACGCCTTCGGGGCATCCACGAGTGGCTTCCCGGCCAGACGCATCGCGGCCAGGAGCTCACGGCGCAGCCCTCGCGCGGGGCCGCCGGCCTCCTTGAGGTCGCGCGCCAGGGAGCGGAGCTGTTCCGCGCCCGTGACCCGGACCTCAACACCGCCCGAAGGCATCAGAGGGTGGTGTCGGTGCTGATGTACTCGATCTTCGGCTGGTTCGTGCCGTCGAATCGGTACACGAACGGGAACGCACCATTCACGACGTCCTCGTTCGCCAGGTCCGGGGTATCGCCCTCGATGAGGCAACCCGGCAGCGTGATGCGGAACGTCTGGTAGTACGTGGATGCGATGAGCGCACCCTTGGCCTCGATCACCAGCGAGAACGACGAGTGAGACACGAAACGGTCGGCCCAGATCGTCTTGTCCACATAGTCGGCCTGAATGGTGCCACTGATCTCCGCACGGGCGTTCGTGATCGGCTCCAGCTTCAAGCCGGCGTTGCCGAAGTAGAACCGGGTCGTCTTCATCGGCCGCGGGATCTTCACGTCAACCTTCGTGACACCGTTCACTGACGCCTCAGAGCCGTACGCGCCAACCTTGATCGTCACGTCCGTGCCCACGAACGGCCGCAACCCGGTCGGGTACGACGCCGCAGCCAGAGCCTGCGTCTCAACGACGTTCGCCGCGTCGATCGTCCACGAGGAGATGACGGGCGTGGTCGAGTTGATGTCGAACGAGAAGTCCGCCTCAGTGACCTTGCACCCGGTCGCCGTGTACGGGTGAACCACGCCAGCCGTGTCAGGGATGCCGACCTGCATCGACAGGAACTTGCCGATCGGGTCGGCCAGGGTGTGCGTCTGCAAGTATGCAGCGGTAGCGCCCTGCTGAACCGGGGTCACCGACGTGCCCATGAGCGTCTGCAACAGGTAGCCGAACCCTGCCGACTGCAGCTCCAGGTCCATCGACAGGGTGCCCTGCTGGGTCGTCACTAGCCGCTGCGACGCCGACTCCACCAACTGGCCCGCGTTGATACCCGTGCCCTGCGCGTAGGTCAGCTTCAGCTTCGGGGATGCCTTCACCACCGGCAGGAACTTCGTGGACGCCACGGGGACGCCATATGTGGTCTCGGGAGCGAACCCGACCTGACCACCAATGCCAGAGCCAACACCCATGGTCAGTTACCGCCGTTCTTCTCGTCGTCGACCGGCGCGGCCGGCTCGGGGTCGGGGACCATCGGGGCGGAAGGGGCGTCAAGCCACTCCCACACGCCCGGCTGGTTGAAGTCGTACTTCGCGGCCAGGTCGTCATCGACCTCGACCACGGCATCCGCCTCGACAAGACGGGGCGCGAGCCATTCGGGGAGCGACAGGTGCCGGTCAACTCCCGAGACGTTGCGGAACTGGGCCACTGGTGCTCCTTCGGGCATGGCAAAGGCCCCCACGGAATGTGAGGGCCTAGAAGGGGATTCGGGTTAGATACGGGTGCGGCACTCGACGTCGAACGGCAGGTGCGCCGCAACACCGTTCGCGTCTTGGATGAACCGGATAGAGAACGCCGTCAGACCCGGCGCGTACAGGATCGAGCCCCCAAGAGTGGGGTCCGACGTGAGCGCATTACCGGCCGCGTCGAACAGGGAGAACGCGTCAGTGAGCGCCTGAGTCTGGTTGCCGTCACCGTTCCACGCGACCGCCGAGCAATGGATCGCGAACTCCTCGTCACGGAACTTGCCGCCGAGCTGAGCCCAATGCTGGTGGCCGGTGATCGCCTCAACGAAACCATCGGACTCGGCATCGGAGACGCCGACCATGATGTAACGGTTGTCGGCCATGTCAGTCGCGCCGGGACCATCGACCACGGTCACGCCGGGCAGGTTCGCGCGCAACACCGCCAGCAGCCCCGCATACGCGCCGGGAATCGCACTAGGCATCAGGCAATACCGGGGATGTAGAAGTTAGCCAGGATCTCCTCGACCCTCGCGGGGAAGTCACCCTCGTCCCTGAGGCTGCCCTCGTCGTTGCCGCCGAGACCGGGACGCTTAGCCCCGCCACGGCGCTCCTCCCACAGATGCTTGATGAGCATCTTCGCGGCGGTCTGCAACTCCGACGGGACGGTCGCCATGCCCGCCGTGTAAACAACGCGGACGTTCCGTTTACCTGCAGCGAACGGGCACACGGCTCCGGCGCTTCGGCGAGTAATCAGGCCATCCACCAGATCGACGGTGTAGCCATATGCGGAAGAGCTGGAGGACGTGCCGTCGAGCGGCTGAGCGACCAGAGTCTGAATCCAGCCTGTCGTGATCGCCTCAGACACCGATGTCACCGACGCAACAGGGGCATGCCGTAGCACGATCTGCGTCGTGTTGCCGTGACCGCCGTCGTAATACTCATCGAACACGGGCGACCCGACAATGGGGCCGATCCGGTTGGCGATCATGTCCGACGCCGTCGTCACGAAGTTCGGGAGCTCGGCGTCATACTGGGTGCCACTGATGTTCAGGAACGTCTTGGCGTCGGCCAGGGTTACGAGGTCGGTGGCGGCCATCTGCTACCTCGTCTCTCGCGGTGGATCGACGGCCTGCTCGCGCGGACGTCGGGGTATCGCCTTCTCCTGTGGCGGCTTGACCGCCTTCTCGCGCTGTCGTGCCAACAGCAACCTCGTGCGCAGATTCACTTGTGCCCTCCGGTGAGCCCCCCGTGGCCCGACCCATCGCAGGGCCGGACCACGGGGGTTCGCTCAGGACAGGTCGCCGACGCCCTCGTCGGACTCGTCGACAGCCTCGTCGGCCCGGTCGGCGCCGCGAAGGTTCTCCGCGCCGTCCTCGTCGCCGATGAGGGCACGGTTCTCGGTCGGGTGAACGCCAGCGGCGCGCCACACGGCCGCCGAGTGTTCAGCCCGCTCGAGGCCGTACTTCTCCTCGTGCGCAGGACCAGTGAGGGTCCCGTCACGCTCGGGGTCGGCAGACGCGAGGTGGTGTGCCTTCCGTGCGTCCTCGACGGTGAAGATCGTTCCGACCTTCCCCTCGTGCTCCTGCGTGAAGTGCTCAGCCATGGTTTCCTCCTACTGTCAGAACGTCGGGGCGACGAGGCCCGTACCGTTCATGGTTGCGATCGATGCGGTCTGACGGTTGAGGATCGTGCCGACGTACGAGTACAGCCGGAACAGGACGCCCATCGAGTCCGCATAGGGCTCACGGAAGACCTCGGCGACGGGTGTCGACTCGAAGAGCCACAGGTCATCCGCCTTGAGGAGGAACACCTCGTCCTGGTTGGTGCCAGCGCCGAGGTTCGTCGGCAGCAGCGGGTCGATGACGACGGGCAGCCCGAGGAACATGCCAACCGCGCCAACGACCTCCACCGGGGAGCCGGTGTTCGTCGCGATCGGGTTGAACGCCTGCACCCGCGTCGAAGCGAGCATGGTGTCCGGGACCACCAGGGGACGACCCGAGTTGTCCGACTGAGCAAGCAGCCAGTACCAGCGACGGGGGTGCATCAGCCACACGGTCGGCTCGGCGTACCGAGTCGTCGCGAAGCTGGAGATCATCCCAGCCGCCTTGCTGTAGAACAGCGCAGCCGTCGGGGAGGCCGACGTGAACGTCGACTGGTTCGCCGCGACAATCGTCGCGTTGGTGAGCCCGTTGACGACGGAGTTGTTGTTCGCGCCCGTGCCCGCACCCGAGATGATCTGGGTGCCGAAGTTCAGCGACCACGCCGCAGCGAGGTCCTGGTTGACAACCCGGTCGAAGTCGATCTCAGACTGGTCGAGAAGCTGCTGGGAAACGATCTGCTTGCCGCCGATGGTCGAGAACCCGGTGCCGACCGAACCCGTGGTGAGGTCGGTCTGAGAGAGCGCCGTGTTCTGCGTCGACTGCAACGCCACCGTGGTCCCGGTCAGGATCTTCGGAAGCTGGACGTTGGACTTACCAGCCGGGATGGGCTGGCTCGAGTAGAGCTGGCCGGTAGCGCGGCCGGGGCGAACCAGCGCCACGAACTCGTCGACAAGCCATGCGGGCGGCGCGAACTCGCCACCCGAACCGCCAGTGGCGTTGGTGTTGCCGAGCGCGCGCTGCTCGTCCGCCATCTGACGGGCGTGACGGGACAGCCGGTCGGCCGCATCATGGTCGATCCCGAGGCGGGACTTGGCGAGGTCACGGTAGAACGAAGCGCGGATGTTGCCCTTCGCGTAGACCTTCGGGTCGGTGACATGGATCGGAGCGGTGCGCTCCTCCGTGCCCGCGACGCCGGTCTCGACGCGCACTGCGGCAGCCGCAGCCTCGCGCTTCTCGGCTTCTTGAAGCTCGGTGATGCGCCCGTCGAGCTTGCGGATCTCCTCGATCTTGGTGTCGAATTCGGTGTTCTCGGCGTCGGTGAACGAACGGGCCTCGCCCTGGTCGTCGACGGCAGCCTTGTGCAGAGCCTCGAGCGCAGCCTTGAGGGCAGCGCGACGCTCCATGAGTGCGTTAAGCACGGTGGAACTCCTTTAGGTAGAAACGGGGTGGTTGTCACCGCTTCCGGAGCACAGGCAGGGGCCACAGGCCGACCGAGCAAAGGTCGGGGGTGGCAGGCTGGGGTGCTAGGGGATTCGGAGTTGCTGCTCAGCCCAGCAAGCGCAGGGCGCGCTCGCGGGCTTCGTGCGCCGCCTTGGTGGCTGCGCGCGCCGAGTCGTCGATGACGGGCTCGGAGATTGGGGCGACCGGCTCAACGGTCACGGCGTCCGCGCTCTCGCGCTCCTCGGTGAAGTAGGCCAGTGCGCGAGTGAGAACATCGGCGACGTCCTCGGTTGCCGCGTCGCGGGTCTCAAGGCACCGCAGCGCCGACGCAACTGCGTCGAGGGCCTTGCCGTCGGAGCGCACGCCCACGCGGGCGTTCGGGTTCGCCGGGTAGGTCACCACGGACACATCGCCGTCGTTGATGTCGAGGTTCCGCAGCGTGCGCTGGGACATGTCCTTGGACCACTCGTCGCCCTCGTCGGACACGCGGAACCCGAAGGACATCTGGTTCAGGTCGCCGCGGCGCATCTTTGGAAGCAGCGCGGCCACGTCGGGGTCGGTCGGGTCGAGGCGTGCCTCCACCATGAGCCCATTGCCATCCTCGGACAACGACAGCGTGCCCGAGGTGGTGCGAGCCAGTGGCAGGCCGTCATGGTTGACCAGGAGGCGCACATCGGGGGAGCGGCCAAGGGAGCGAGTGAACGCACCGGGCGCGACCGTCTCCCGATACCAGCCCATGTCATACGGCTGGTTGAACGTGGAGGCATAACCGACGAGCGTCACGCCGTCGGCGCTGTCGCGAACCTCCACGGGTGCAACGGCCATGCGCCGCTCGATGCTCTTCGCCATCACTTCGCTCCAGGTTGTGCGCCAATAGGCGCGGCAGACGCGGGCTCACCGGCCGGCGCGGATGAGGGCAGCGCCTTCGGCAGCCCGGACGGGGTAACAGTCATCGGGATCAAGTCGGCCTCCGCTTTCTCGGCGTCCGTGAACGGCGGAAGATCGCCCATCGCACGCGCCTCGTCCGGCAACAGCTGGTGCGACGCAATGCCGATCGCGGTCGCCTTCAACCGCGTCTCAAGGTCGGTGCGCAGCAGGACTGAAGTGTCGAACCTGACGTGACGCTTACCCGGCAGCAGCGTCCCAAGGAACGCCTCGAGTCTCGTCAGCCACGGCTGCACCGAGTACGTCAGGAAGTCCAACGACCGCTGCTCCACATTCGCATACGTCATGGAATTGCCGGCCTCGGCGGCGATCATCTCCGGAGGTACACCGAAGATCCGCGAGATCTGGGCCACGTTGTACTTCTGCGTCTCAAGGAACTGAGACTCATTCGGTGAGACCTGGATCTGCTCGTACTTCATCCCGCCCGTCAGGACAGACGGCTCGCGCCCCTGAACCGAGGCGATGAACCGCTCCTTGATCGAGCGGGCCTGGTCCTGTGTGAACTCCTCGTCCGACATGAGGATGCTCGACGGGTGAGCACCGTCGCGGAAGAACCCGTAAGCGAACTCCTGCACGCTGCGGTCGGTGTGGATCGCCGAGGCCGCATACTGAATCGGGGACAACCCAACAGCAGAACCAGGCATCCGGTACGCGCGGACGTGCGCCACGTCCTCCTTGGCGAACTCCTTGCCAGCGACCGTGTAGACGAGCTTCCCGGCATCGTTGATGCGCAGCGACACGTTGTCCGGGTGCATCCACTCGATCTGCATCGGGTAGCCCATTGAATCCCGGCGAGCGATCCGCCCATAAGCGTTGCCGCGCAACATCAGCGACACGACCAGCATGTAAAGCCAGTCGCACATCCCCGCATCCGACGATGGGTTCACTAACAGTGGCGGGTCGGGGATCGGCTTCCGGGTAGGCCCGTCCAGAGTGAACGCGTGAACGGGCATCATCGACACCGAGTCCGCGATCAGACGCACACACGCCCACACCGCCGACACCTGCAACGCCGTCGAGATCGACGCGCCATTACCTGAACCCGGACCGCCTGGATAGGGCGCGATGATCGGCTCAGGGAACGCCTGACGCAGCTCACGAGGTGCCTCACGCTTGAACAGGCTCACGCAAGGCTCCAACCGATGAGAATCAGCCCCAACCCGCCCGCGATCAGACCCAAACAAGGCAGAATCAGCCAGAATCCGACCGAGATCGCAGCGATTCCGACCACTTCCACGGCTGTGGTGGCAGCTGCACGAGAAACACGAAAACGCGCCATGCCGCTCCTCACCACACGTTCGGGGCGGGCTTGCGCTGATGCGCCGCCCACAAGGCTGTTGTCACCGCATACAGCGGCGTAATGTCAGTGCTCGACTTCCGGCGCGTCCACTTCCACGAACCGTCGCCGACGTCCTTCTGTGCGGCCCCCGACAAGGCCGACCCAAGCTCGCGTTGCCCCACGTGCCGCAGAGTCGACGGAGCCGACATCGCCATCGTGTAAAACAACCCACATGCAGCTGGGATGTCTGAGCCCTTGACGACATTGACCGGCACGCCAGCCTTCGTGATCGCCGGCACCAATGACTCCGCAGCTGAACCAGCCGGGATGTTCACCTTGAAGTTCAGGTGCCGCTGCGCCATCTCCACCAGCCGCGGCACCACCCACTCCACGCCAGAACGGTGATCCGCCACGTCGCCAACGCCAGTGACCTCCACATGCGACAGGCCGTCCGGTCGCAACCCCGCGACCGCAATTGCCGCACTTGACTGGTTCGGGGACACGTCAAGGGCGAACGCGTGACGAGACTCAATGCGGGACTTCGGGTCCAGCAGGTCGGCCCACTGCGCGGCAGGGATGACAGCATTCGCGCCATCCTCATCCCACACGCCCAGCCGCTCACGCGCGAAACCCTCATCGGACATCGCCGCCCGCTCAGCGTTCGGCGTGTCCCAGTTCAGGCGGCGACCAATCGCAGGGTTCGTGGCCGCCACGTTCGCCTTGTCATCAAGGTCAATGACCCCAACCAAGGACCACTCATGCCACGACAGCCGCTTGTCCTTACCGGCCACCCCATCAGCGCGCAGGCGAGTGAACACCTCACCGACGGCCTTCGGGCCAGGTGGCGTCCCCGTGTAGATCCACTGAGGGTTACCCAGCGGCGCCGAAGACGTCGTAGGCAGCAGCGCCTCCTGAGCCTCGTCCGACAGCTCCTGCGCCTCATCCAGCACCAGAACGTCGACCGTGAACCCGCGACCCGAACCCTTCGACCGGGCCACGAACTCCACCGAGCCGCCATTGGTCAGGATGATGGCTTCCTGACCGTTCGTCTTCCTCACGTCACGCACCAGATCCGCGAGCTCTGGGTAACGGCGAGGGTTCTCGAAGAACGAACACAGGCGCAGGAACGCCTTACGCGCTGTCTTCACCTCGTGCGCCGTGTGCAGGATCTTCTCGCCCAGCACGATCATCCCGAACAACTCACGGATCTCAATGACCGCGTTCTTGCCGTTCTGACGAGGCACCGCCAGCCCGCACCGCTGGGCCGCGAACCGACCATCCGGCCGCAACCCAAGCCACGACTCGAGGATCGCCGCCTGCCATGGGTCAGGAGTCAGCCCATACCGAGACGCCAGAAACGCTGCATCCTCACCATCGGAACGCTTAGCGCGAGGAACCAGTGCGACTCGAGGCGTCTGGCTTCCCAGCAGCGCGGCGACGGCTTGCGAGCTCATCCAGTGCCGTCCCCTTCTGCTCCGATGGGGCCAACTCCGCAATCTCCGCCAGGACGAGGGTCAGTTGACGAGCGAGCGCAGCCACAGCAGACGCCGGCGTGTTCTCGCCTTCGATCTCCCGCGCCAGACGGTCACGGAGTGCGTGGAGAGTGGCGATCCGATCGCCAGACGCGGCCGAATCGGTCAGGTCAGACACCCCAGACCCCTCTCAAAACCAACTCGGGGGGATATTTTTGTCGGT